CAACCGATCCACTTGCTGGGGATGACTTTAGAGAATTTGAAATTGAAGTTGTTGATACCTTCGAGGATTCTTTCTCATCATGGCAGTTTGGTGAATTGGATTATATTGACAGTGTAAAACCATTCCAAGATGGTAATAGAACTAGATTCCCACTTGCATATAATGACCAACTGGTTAGTTTTGAGGTTGATAAGCAAGATGCAGATTCTGCTCTTATTGATCTGAACTCGCTTCTCCTTGTCTTTATAAATGGTATTCTTCAAGAACCAGGTAATGCATATGAGTTTGAAGGTGGCACTTCAATCACTTTTGTTGAACCACCAGCAGTAGAAGATGTCGTTTCTATCTTCTTCTATAGAGGAAAAGGAGGTGTTGATAGTTTCCTTAAGGCAACCACTGAAACAATTAAATCTGGTGATTTAGTTCAATTGAGAAGATCTCCACGCATTGAACTAAATGAAATTCCACGCACCTTCTCAAATCTATCTCAAGATTCTAATCGTGCAATTGTTGGTATTACATCTGCAAGTGAGGTAGAAACTTCATTGTATCGTGGTGATGGTGTAAGCACCACAGAACCAAAACTCCTTGCTTGGACCAAGCAAAAGGTTGATAGAGTTATTGGTGGAGAATTTATATCGAAATCGAGAGATTCACTTGAAGCACAAATTTATCCAACTGCAAAACTCCTTAAGAGTGTTGAAAGCGATACCACTACTTTCTTTGTTGAAGATACTTCTCTGTTCTTAGGTGTTGATCCAACTGGTGATCCAGATAGCAATTTTGGTGGACTTCTTGTTGCAGGAATTCCTACTTCTGGAATTGGATCTACAACTACAGTTGGTACAGAAAGGGTCTCTGGTATTCTTGACACTAATGTCACTGGATATGCTGGTGTTGTAACTGGTATTACTACCGCATTTGCAAGATTGGAAGAGTTCTATCCATTTGACGCTGAAAAACTCATCTACAGAAAGGGTATAAGTCTCGTCGATGGTTCTAAGAATGATCTTCAGTCAATCTTCCTGAAACCTGACGGAACTAGAATGTATGTTGCTGATCAAAATACTTTGACAATTACCGAATGGCAACTTGCCACTCCTTTTGAGATTGATACAGCAACTGTCAATAACAGTAACCAACTTGGAATCAGCACTCAAGTCCAAAACATCTATGACATCTATTTCCGTGATGATGGAACAAAGATGTTTACTCTGGGTCGTGGTTCTCAAGCACCATTTGTTACACAGTTTAATGAGTTTACTCTTTCCTCCGCTTGGGACTTGACTAGTGATACACAAGCTGGTGTTGAAACTTCAACTCTTATTGCTAACCAAACTCAGAACCACAGAGGTCTGCAGGTTGTTGATACTGGATCTGCAATTATTACGATTTCCCCCAATTCTTCGGCACTTTACAAATATGACCTGTCCAGTGCTTTTGATATCACCAGTGTTTCTTTTGCTAGTAGTCAAGCATTGACAGATGACGATGCCGCAACAACTGATTTTGTCATGAGTGCTGCTGGCGATAAGATGATTGTTCTTGGTGGTGATTCTGAGAAGATTATTGAATATGATTTGTCTACACCTTATGACGTAACCACAGTGGGAGTTGCCACCACATCCACATTGAGTGTTGGTGCAGGAGCAACAGTTTCCATGACTGCCAAACCAGATGGTGAGAGAGCCTATGTTCTCAACCTTTCTGGAGTTGGATCACAATACCACTTTAGTATTCCACCAGAGGGTCTTGGTCTTACTTTCCAACTTGATTTGCGTGATGTTCCAACTCTTGCCGAGAGACAGCAATTAGTTCAGGGATATAGAGTTCTGGTATTTGACACTGGTGTTGGAACTGGTCTTACAACACTTGTTGGATCTGCAACTTCAGTTGGAATCGGTACAACTAACATTATCGGAATTTCTACCGATAAGTTGGATAACATCTATGAAGCATATTATACTCAGTTCTCTGGAACAGTTGGAATTCTTACCTGTCAGGTTGATCCAGACACCAATACGGTTGGTGTTGCAACCACTGGTACTTATCTAGAACCAGCAGGTAAAATTGTTTGGGGTAGAATTTCCAACATAACTAGATCGGATGATCCTATTGAAATTGCTGTTGATGGAAACAGCTTTGAGGTTGGAATGACAACTTATCCAACTATCCAAAGAAGAGATGCTGGACTAAGATCGACTGGTGCTCTGAGTCGAAAGTAAAATTCAACTTATAAATACAGAAAAAACAAAGGCTAATAATGTCTGCGATTATTACAGATCAATTTAGGATTTTGAATGCTGAAAACTTTGTGGCATCTGTCGCAAATACAGCTAACTCTTATTATGCTTTTATGAGTTTATCCAATCCTACTGGATCTGGATATGGTAGAACATCGACTTGGAATGATCTTGGTGGACCACCGTTTCCTACCGATAATATAAACTATTCCAATCATGTCTATGACACCATGCTTTTTGGTAAGCGTGTCACTTCTTCTAACACAAGAAGGTTGATTAGGAAGGTGAATTGGGTTCAGGGTTCTACCTATGATTACTATCGGCATGATTACAGTGCCACTAATTCATCGCAGGTAACAAACTCAAATAGACTGTATGATTCCAACTATTATGTCGTAAATAGTGAGTTTCGTGTTTATATTTGCTTAGAGAATGGAACTGCCACTGGCATTTCCACTACACCATCGGCTTCTTTGGATGAACCAACATTCACTGATGTTGAACCCAGTAGAGCAGGTACTAGTGGTGATGGATATTTGTGGAAATATCTCTATACTATTAACCCCAGTGACATTGTTAAATTTGACTCTACTGAGTATATTACTGTTCCTAATGATTGGTTGACTACAACTAATACTGGAATTCAGGCGGTTAGAGATAATGCAGACTCTGAAGTCAATAATAATCAAATTAAAATTGTTGCTATTGACGAACCAGGTCTTGGATATCCCCAGTTTACTGCTAAAGAATTCCCAATTCTTGGTGATGGTCAGGGTGGTAGAGTAAGACTAACCACAAACTCTCTTGGTCAAATTATTGAGACTCAAGTAACGTCAGGTGGTAGTGGATACTCCTTCGGAAGAGTTGATCTTTCTAGTGAAAATGCTGGTGTTCAAACAGCGACATCTGCATTTGCCAAATTGACACCAATCATTCCTCCATCCAGAGGACATGGATTCAATGTTTACAAAGAACTTGGTGCAGACAAAGTTCTGATGTATGCAAGATTTGACAATTCATCTTATGATTTCTCCGATGATACAATCTTTGCACAAGTGGGTATTGTCAAGAATCCAACGATTTTAAATTCCAATACGATCTTTACTGATAATCAATTCTCTTCATTATTCTCTATTAAATATGAGACTCAGAGTGCTGCTCAAGACTTGGTGATTGGTGATACTATTGAGCAGACTGTTGGTGTTGGATCTACGGCTAAAGGAATCGTTGCTTCTTACGATACCGAAACTAAAATCATTAGATATTATCAGGACAGAAGTCTGTATTACAATGCTTCTACTAGTGATGAAACTGATGCAATTGATGTAAGATCTAGAGCACCAGTAATTGAGTTTACCTCAAGTTCTAACGCAATTACAAAGAGCGGTGGTTCTTTTAGTGTGAACGTGGACCAAAACTTCAGTGGAGTTACAACTACACTTAACAACGGAAAGGTTGTCAACCTTGGTGTAAACTTCACAGATGGTCTTGCAAATCCAGAAATAAATAAAAGGAAAGGTGAAATCATCTACCTTGACAATAGACCTTCTGTTACCAGGAATGAAAGACAGAAGGAAGATGTTAAAATCGTATTAGAGTTCTAATAAAATGCCACAGCAGACAAATCTCAATGTCAATCCTTACTATGATGATTTTGATCCTGCTAAGGATTATCATCGTGTGCTGTTCAAACCTGGATTCCCAATTCAGGCAAGAGAACTGACAACTCTGCAATCGATTCTTCAGAATCAGATTGAACAGTTCGGCAGTCATATTTTTAAAGAGGGATCCATTGTCATCCCTGGTAACGTAACATATGATGATCAATTTTATGCTGTAGAAATCAATGCAACACACTTAGGTACAGACGTAAGTGTTTACATTGATAATTTTGTCGGTAAAAGAATTGTTGGTCAGGAATCTAATGTCACTGCCCAAGTTCAATATGTTCTTGCAGAGACACTTTCTGACAGAAATAATGTAACTCTATATGTTAAATATATTGACTCTGGTAACTCAAATGATGCAATTGCATCATTT